AATGCTTTTGACTTTGCTGTTCGCATGGGTTGGGGGTATTGGAGAGTAACGCATGATTACCCAAGACCTGACAGTTTTTATCAAGAAATCTATATTAAGCGTATAGAAAACCCATTTATGGTCTATTTTGACCCTAATTCTACTGAACCTGATGGCTCAGACGCTGAAAAATGTTTAATTACTGAAGTGATAAGCAAAGAAGCATTTAGAAAAATGTATCCTGAAGCTGATGATGGTGGAGGATTTAACCCTAGAGGCACAGGCGATAGTCAATCTGAATGGATTACAAAAGAAGACATAAGAATTGCTGAATATTTCTATACAGAAAGAATCCGTACTAAATTACTGCTTTTGTCTGACGGCACAACCATTTATGAAGATGAAAAGCCAAAAGAAACAGATATGCAAGACGCTGGCATTTATGTAGTTAGTAAGCGTGAAACTGTTAAAAAGAAGATTAAATGGGTAAAACTTACAGGTATGCAAGTTTTGGAAAGGTCAGATTGGGCAGGTAAGTATATTCCTGTTGTTCCTTGTTATGGTCAACAACTGATTGTAGATAGTAAGAAGAAAAAATTTGGTCTTACAAGAATGGCAAAAGACCCACAAAGAATGTATAACTTTTGGTCTACAGCATTAACTGAAAGCGTAGCACTTGCACCTAAAGCTAAATATATGCTTGCTGAAGGGCAAGACGAAGGACATGAAATGGAATGGAATACGGCTAACGTCAAGTCTATGCCTGTATTACGTTATAAACAAACCGACTCAGAAGGTAGACCAGCACCAGCTCCTATTCGTATTCAACCTGAACCACCACCAACAGGTATGGTAACGGCTTTGCAAGGCTTAAACAGCGATTTAATGGCTGTAGTGGGCATATATGACCCTAGTCAACTTCCTACAGGCATGATAAGTGGTAAGGCTTTAAATGGTCAGCAACAGCAAACGGATATGACTAACTTCCACTATTACGATAATTTAACTCGTAGTATTAGGCAATGTGGTCGTATTTGTTTAGATTTAATACCATTTATTTATTCTGAAGAACGCATTATGCGAATCATTGGAGCTGATGGTAAGCCTGATATGGTTACGATTAATCAGCGTGGACAAGACGAACAAGGGATTGATAAGATTCTGAATGACGTAACAGTAGGCGAATACGATATTGTGATGGAAACAGGTCCAGGCTATGCAAGTAAGCGTCAAGAAGCTGTTGATTCAATGATGCAATTATTCGCTGCTGACCCTAATTTAGTTCAAGTTGCAGGTGATTTATTAGTGAGAAATATGGACTTCCCTGGTGCTGAAGTCATTGCTGATAGATTAGCTGCAAGTAATCCATTAGCACAAGTAAACGATAAATCTCCGATTCCACCACAAGTTCAAATGCAATTGGCACAGAGTCAACAAACAATTCAACAGTTACAACAACAACTTCAAGCAATGCAAATGGATATTAAATATCGTGCAAGTGTTCAACAACAGGTTCAAGAAGCTGAAACACAGCGTGAAGCAATGCGATTACAAGTTCGTAGAGAAGATACGCAAATGCGAACTGATACACAAGCACATGATACAGTAATTGATTCACAGACTAAATTAGAAATTGAACATTTAAAAGCTCAACTTGCAATAGTATTAGCACAGTTAGGCTTAAAAGATGAACAATTAGCCAAAGAAGAAGCAATCGAAAGGGGAATATGATGTCTAGAGCCGAAGCAAAGTATAAATATTTAGTTAATGAAGAAAAATACGACCCTGAAGTCAGACAAGCCGTATCTAAAAAATCTATTTCTCATTCTGATGCTAACAAAATAAATGCTATGCAAGAAATGATGAGAAAAGAACGTGAAGAACGAGGAAGTAGAAACATTATTACTTCTGAAAATCGTGCTGATTTTATGGCTAATAAGTTAGGTTTAGAACAACCTAACCAAAAAATGCGTCTTAAAAAAATGGATGATGAACAACACGAAAGAGCTAAAAAACACCCTAAATATGCAATGTTAAAAGCTAAATTAGGCAAACGTGGTGCTATGGATGCAATATTGCATGAATTGAATATGGGTGATAGCGAAAAATCTTTACCAAAGTAATAGGCAAACAATCGGAGGGAAATCATGCCAACAGTAATAGGTGATAACGCATTAGAGTGGAAAATGAAAGAAATGGCTCGTAGAGCAGGTAAAAAATATGAGCCTGAAGTAATTAATCCATATCAAGGATTATCTAAAGACGAATTAAAAGCACAAAAGGCATTATTAAAAGATGCCATGAAAGAAATAAAAGAAATTGACAAATAATTTTTAAAACTTTATAACATAACCATCAGGAGCTTGAGAAATCATGGCCGATACAGAAACAAGAGAAGCATCAAATGTAGTAACAAGTGAAAACGCAACAACCTTTTATGCAGAGAGATTAGGTTTAGCTGAGCAAGACACACCTGAGGCTGTTAATACAGAGCCAGAACAAGTCGAAGAACAGAGTAAACCCGAAGCAGAGGAAGAAGCTAAAGAGACTGAAAAGCCGAAAGACAAGTTAAATAAACGATTTGAAAAAGTATCTAAAAGAGCACAGGAAGCTGAAGCAAAAGCTAGAGAACTAGAGAATCGTCTAAGAGAGTATGAAGCAAGGAACGCACCTGAGACACCACAAATGTCAATGGAAGGCAAACCTGATGTAAGCCAATTTAATGACATTCAAGAATTTGAAAAAGCATTAATAGATTGGTCTACTGAAAATGTTTTGAAGCAAAGAGAAGAACAGGAAGCACAAAGCAAGTTACAAGCTGAACGAGAAAAGATTGCAAAATCTTGGACAAAAAGGATTGAACAAGCTAAGAATGAGATAAAAGACTTTGATGACGTAGTGAAATCTGCTAATACTGTCGTAAGTGATGAGATTAGAGATAGCATTTTAGAAAGTGATGTAGGACCACAAATTTTATATCATTTAGCATCAAATGAAGATTATGCTCAGAAGCTAACTGAAATGCCTTTGCGACAAGCTCTTAGAGAACTTGGAAAGCTAGAAGCTAGGTTTGAACGCAAGGAAGAACCGAAACCAGTCGCTAGAAGTAAAGCACCTAGTCCTATTAGTCCTTTGACTGGTGGCAAAGCTGGAGCTGATGTTTTAGTGGATACTGATGGACAGTTTCATGGAACATACGCACAGTATAAAGCTGCAAGACAAGCTGGTAGGCTTAGATAAACCTAATTTTTTTGGAGAAATATCATGGCAAATACGCTATTAACTATATCGAAAATCACCAACGAAGCGTTGATGGTTCTCGAAAACGAATTAACATTTACAAGTGAAGTCGACCGCAATTATGATGACCAGTTTGCAGTCGTGGGGGCCAAGATTGGAGCCACAGTAAATGTCAGGAGACCTGGTAGGTTCGTAGGAACGCTAGGACCCGCCCTTAATGTGGAAGACCTCAATGAAACTTCTGTACCTGTAACTTTATCAAATCAGTTCCATGTGGATACCCAATTTACAACGCAGGATTTAGCATTGTCTTTGGATATGTTTAGCGACAGAATTCTCAAGCCTGCTGTTGCAGCGATTGCGAATAAAATTGACTTTGATGGAACTACAACAGCTGCATTAAACACAGCAAATATTGTAGGAACACCAGGCACACCTCCAACAGGTCTATATACATATTTATCAGCACAAGCATACTTAGATTCTGAAGGTGCTCCTCGTGATGGTAGACGTTCATGTATCGTTGAGCCATTTACATCAGCAACTATTGTAGACTCTCTTAAAGGCTTATTTGTACCGACTGCTGAGATTTCAGCACAGTACACCAAAGGGCTTATGGGTCGCGACAGCGGTGGAATGAATTGGAAACTTGACCAAAATATTGTAAGTCAAACTTTTGGTAACTTCTCTAGTTCTACTGTTACAGCTTCTGTTAACACAACAACAGCTTCAGGCTTCTTAACAACAGGTTGGGCATCACAATCTACTATTACTTTGACTGCTGCTAATACAGGCACAATCAATTTAAATGCAGGTGATACATTCCAAATCGCTGGTGTATATGCTGTTAACCCACAGAATCGTCAAGCATACGGAACTAACAAATTGCGTTCATTTGTAGTAAAGAGTGCTGTTTCTGTAGCATCAGGTTCAAGCGTTCAAGTTACTGTATCTCCTGCTGTTATTTCAGGTGGTCAGTTCCAAAACGTATCGATTCCTACTACATCATCAACAGCTGCTGTAACATTCTTTGGTAGCCAATACAATGCAAGTGGATATGGTATCGTTTCTCCACAAAACATTGTGATGCACCGCAATGCATTTACCATGGCCATGGCTGACCTGGAATTACCAGAGGGAGTCCATTTCGCTGGTCGTGCTTCTGATAAAGAGATTGGTCTTTCCATGCGTGTTGTCCGCCAATATACCATCAACAATGATTCTATTCCGACTCGTGTTGACGTATTGTATGGTTGGGCTCCTCTCTATCCTGAACTCGCTTGTCGTGTTGCAGCTTAATTAACGAAAGGAAAATATCATGGCAAATCCAGGACCAGCAGTAACCAATTCAACCCACCCATCGAATGTAACGACTTCACAGTCATTACGTTTGATTGCAACGTTGAAGAACGTGAACGCTAACGCAATCGCTAATTACCCTATGCAAGTAAACAATAGTTCTGTATTTTTACCACAGAGCTTAATTGTTACTAACCTAAACAATGCTGGAGTTTCAGTAACTCCTACAGGTTTAGCATTAGGTGTAGCGACAACAAGTGGTGGCTCAAGTTTATATGGAGCAATAACAGCATCACAATTAAGCACCACAGTAGGTGTTTCATTGGTTGCTCCTTCAGCACAAACTACAGCAACTACAGTTCAAAACCTTTATTTAAACGTAACAGCACCATTAACAACAGCAGTAGCAGGTGCAACATTTGACGTTTATGTATATGGTTATGACTTTAGCGTATCAAGCTAATCACCAACAGAAGTAAATAAAGAAAGCCATGCTCAAAAAGTGTGGCTTTTTTTCTTAAAAAACCTATAATTGAATTAACCTTTAAAGGAAAAAATATGTCATCAACAACTATTTCTCGTGGTAATGTTCTATCACAAACTTATATCGGACCATCTCTAACCCCTGTTTCAGTAGCATCCTACACAACAGCTGCTCAAACATTTAATATTGCTGGACTATTAACAACTGACATCGTTCAGTATGTGGGTTTAGCAGGTGCTCAAACAGCAGGAGTAACAGGAGCTGAATGTGATGTATTAACGAACGGTGTTTTAACTGTTGCATTTTTAAATAGTACATCAGGAGCAGTAACACCAGCTCCAGGCACTTATGTATTTTGTATAACTCGTTGTGAAAACTTGCCTTTACCTACTACAGCAGTCTAAGGAGAAATCATGGCTTATAACTCAGCATTTGGACCATTTGGACCGACTTATTTAGTAGGAACAAGTCCTGTCCAAGTAAAATCAAATAACAATGTATATCCATCAGGGTATCGTATTGTTAATTTAACAAGTAGTTTAGTTCGAGTTGGTTGGTCTCCACAAGAGCCTAATGACGCATCAGTTACCCCTGTAGCTACTACTCCAACTTCTAGTGGAATCGCTAATGTTCTATCTATACCTGCAAATGGTGTAGGAGTATTTAGTAGTATTCCTCCAAATGCTTGGTTTATAGCAAGTGCAGCAACAAGTTTAGAAATCACTCCAGGCGAAGGAATATCATAATGAGTTCAAATAAAGTCGCAACGACAAGCACACAAAACATCGTTCCTGTTCAAGCTGAATTTGATGTTAATGGAAATTGTTTAGGGTTAGTAGGACCAGGAGGAGTTTTCTTTAATCCACCTATTTCTACTGACACCATTACAAATTCCACGATTACAGGCTCAACGATTAATAGCACTTCTATTGGTGCTACAACTCCGAGTACAGGTGCATTTACAACTTTAACGGCTAATACACTTAATTTAACAAATGCTCTTGGTGTAGCAAACGGTGGTACAGGATTATCAACATTAACATCAGGATATATACCGTATGGTAATGGTACAAGTGCGTTTGGAAGTAGTGCTAATTTAACTTTTAACGGCACATTATTAAGTGTTACTGGAAACATTAATTCAACAAATACTTGTACTTTGGCACAAACCGATGGCCAATTATTAATACTTGGAAATCAAACTGCTGGTGGTGCAAAATTAGATGTTCAAACTGCTAGTGGTACTGCTTCAACTTTAAGGCTCTATCAACAAGGCGTTAGTAACTTTACAATTTCTGTTCCAGCAAGCACAGATGCTTTAACTTTTTCATCTTATGCTGGCGAACGGATGCGTATTGACTCTAGTGGTAACTTGTTAGTGGGGACTACAAGTGCATCAATCAACAATAGTAATTCGATTGTTTTAGGAACTCCTACTGCCGCTAATCTTTATGTAAATCATTTAAATGGTGTATCTTCTGGATATTCTTATGCAACTTTTGGTTATAACGGCTCACAAATTGGCTCTATTAGTCAATCAGGCACAACTGCTGTAAATTACAACACATCATCAGACCAACGCTTAAAGACTAATATTGTTGATGCTCCTGATGGCAATATTGACCAAATCAAGATTCGTTCTTTTGATTGGAAATCTGACGGAACACACAACACTTATGGCGTTATTGCCCAAGAATTGGTAGAGGTAGCACCATACGCAGTTCACCAACCCACAAATCCTGATGAAATGATGGGTGTTGATTATAGTAAATTAGTACCTATGATGATTAAAGAAATTCAAGATTTAAAAGCAGAAGTAAATCAACTTAAACAAAAACTAGGAGTTTAATATGTCAGCAACAATAAATTGGACTGTAGATTGGTTAAATACTAGCACTCAAACAATTAACGGATTTTCACAAGTAGTAGTTAATTGTGGTTGGAGATGTACTGGGACTGAACAAGCAGGTAATCCTGAAAAAACTTATACCAACTCTGTTTATGGAACTTGTAGTTTTGTAGAGCCACCTGCAGGCGACCCAAACTTTGTTCCATTTGCAAACCTTACGCAACAAGAAGTAATTAATTGGTGTTGGGCTAATGGTGTAGACCAAACTGCTACTGAAGCTGCTGTAAACACAAATTTAAACAATTTAATTAATCCAACTGTTGTACAGCCACCTTTACCTTGGCAAACATTAGAAGCTCCTATAACACAACCAGCTACTGCCTAAAAATGACTGCACCTATCGACATCATTAGCCGAGCATTAAAAGATATTGGAGCATTAGAAGCAGGGGAATCTCCTAGTCCTGAAGCTGCTCAAGATGCCTTTGATATGTTAAATGACCTTATAGACCAATGGTCTAATGAGGATATGATGGTATATAACACAACAGAGATTATATTTCCGTTAATATCAGGTCAAATTCAATATACGATTGGTCCGACAGCATCAACAGCTAATTACATAGGTGCAAGCATATTAGGAACAATTACAGGTAATATTTTAACTGTTACAGGTGTAACAACAGGAGCAGTCGCACAAGGTCAAACTTTAAAAGGTGCAAACATACCTACAGGCACAAAGATTGTTCAATTTATTACAGGTGCAGGTGGTAATGTCAATGAAGTAGGAACATATCAATTAAGCAATCCTGCAACAACATTAGCACCTAGTTTCACAGCTTCTATTTCAGGAACAACTTTAAATGTATCAGCAATAACGCAAGGATATTTAGGGGTAGGAGCTGTTATAACAGGTACAGGAGTATCAGCAAATACGGCTATACAAAGCGTTTTAAATGCTAGTGGTGGTGTAGGTACATATACTGTTAATAACTCGCAAACAGTCGGTAGTGAAGCTATGACAGCAACTATTACACCGATACCGATTACAGCATATTATCAAAAGCCATTATTTATAGACCAAGCCTATGTTCGAGTAAATACACAAAGTAATGGTCAAGCTGTTCAAAATGGTGGATTAGATTATCAAGTAGCTGTTCTTGCTTTAGAAAATTACAATCAAATAGGATTAAAGACATTAAATGGCCCATGGCCAAAAGCTCTTTATTACAATCCTAATGCTGACCATGGCAACGTATTTGTATGGCCTAATCCATCACAAGGTGAAATGCACATGTTCTCATCTACTATTTTTAGTGGATATGAAACATTTAACGATACGATAGTATTACCTCAAGGCTATTCAATGGCTCTTAGATGGTGTCTAGCTGAAAGATTGATGCCTATGTATGGCAAGGCTTCACAAATACAAATTGGAATGATTCAAGGATATGCTGCTCAAGCTAAATCTACTATTAAACGCAATAATATGATGCCTATTGCAGCTGCAGGTTATCCTGATTCAATGTTGGTTGGAAGGGCAAAAGATGCTGGTTGGATACTTAGCGGAGGTTTTTTCAGGTGATTCTTTACGCATATTGAAAGGAAAGCACCAAAAGAAACTAGCGAAAAAGGATTTTTATTACATACTTGCGATAATCCGTCATGTTGTAATCCAAAACATTTGTGGATTGGTACTCATAAAGACAATATGGAAGATAAGGCAAGAAAAGGTAGAAGCCCTGATTTTTCTGGTGGCAAAGGTCCAAGGTGCAAACTTACAATGACACAAGCAAGAGAAGCTAGAGAACTTAAAAAAAATGGTATGAGTACAAGAGAATTAGCATTAAAATTTGAAATAAGTTTAGCAAGTATGAAAACTTTAATTCGTGGTGATTCTTATAAGGAATCTGAATAATGGCAGACTTTGGTTTTGTAGGTGCAAGTTATGAAGCTCCATCTTTGTACCAAGATGCACAGGAGTGCATTAATTGGTATCCTGAAATAGACCCTACTAAACCTCAAGGCTCTAGAGGAGTGATTGCTTTATATCCGACACCTGGACTTACATCAATAGTGGCTTTATCTCCACAAGCTGAAGTTCGTGGCATGAGAACAGTATCCGGTGGTAATTATATGGTTGCTGTTTGTGGATATTATGTTTATGTATTAAATTCTACTTTTACCCCTACGATTATTGGTCAATTAAATACAAATAGTGGTCGTGTAGGAATTACAGATAACGGAGTAAACGTCTATATTACTGATGGAAACTATCGTTATACATGGAGAATTTCAAACCCAAGTGCTGCTATATTTCAAGGAACAATATCAGGGAATACCCTGACAGTTACTCGTGTTATTAGTGGAACAATATCTGCTAATCAAGCATTATTTGGTTTTGGAGTTCCAGCTGAAACAGTCATTGTAAGTGGTTCAGGAACGACTTGGACATTAAATAATTCTGCAACAATAGCAACACCTGAGCAAATGAATTCAGCGAATGTTGCTTCAGTTATTACAGCGTCTATCGCAACAACTACTTTAACAGTATCAGCAGTTACTTCAGGAACATTATATGTCGGTCAGACAATAACAGGCACAGGAGTAACACCAAACACGATTATAACGGCTCTAGGCAACGGAACAGTTCTAAGTGCTAGTATTACTACAGGTGGAACAGGGTACGCTGTAAACGATACTGTATCGGTTTTAGGTGGGGTTTATGGAAATAGTCCAGCTACTTTTACAGTAACTTCCGTTTCATCAGGAGTCGTAACAGGCTTAACTCAAACTTTTTCAGGTGCTTATACATCACTTCCAATAAATCCCGTATCGACTTCTACCAATAACGTAGGAACAGGGTTAACCCTAACACTAACATTTGGAACAGGAACAGGTGGAACAGGCAATTATGTGATTAATAATTCACAAAGTATTGCTTCAAGAACCATGTATGCCTTGAATTTTAGTGTTATACCTACGACTGATGGTGCATTTAGTGGTGCTACAGTTGTTGATGTTGTGGACAATTATTTTGTTTATAACGACCCTAATACGCAAGAATGGGCAGCTTCTAATATTTTAAGTCCAATTACTTATTCATTAAGTTATGCGAGTAAGTTTACTGGTCCTGATAATCTTGTATCTTTAATATGCGACCATGGGCAAGTCTATTTATTAGGGGAAAACACGAGTGAAGTATGGGCTGATGTTGGGACATTTCCATTTCCATTTCAAAGAATACCTGGTTCTTCTAGTCAGCAAGGTATTGTTGCTCCATTTTCTATTTCAAGACTTGGAAATTCTTTTGCTTATTTAAGTAAAAATAATCGTGGTCAAGCTGAAATAGTGCAAATGAACGGATATTTTCCGACTCGTATTTCAACCCATGCTGTAGAAAATACTTTAGTTGACCAATATATTGCTGATGCTGTTGCTTATACTTACCAATTAGAAGGACATGAAGTATATGTAATATCGTTTCCTACGATTGATTTAACATGGGCTTATGATATTGCAACAGGAATGTGGCATAAATGGTTGTGGGTTGATAGCAATAACGTATATCATAGACATAGAACACAAGTTTCAGCATTGTTTCAGGGCATAGTATTAGCTGGCGATTGGGAAAATGGGCAAATTTATCAAATAGATTTAAATAACTATACTGACAATGGCGATACTATTCGTAGATTAAGACGAGCACCTCATTTAGTTTCAGATTTACAGCGTCAATATTTTGAAGAATTACAGATACAGTTTCAGCCAGGCGTAGGCTTAACAGGTGTAACTGTTCCGTTAAATGGTGAAGTAGTGGGTGCAAACCCTCAAGCTATGTTGCGATGGAGTAATGATGGTGGCTCAACTTGGAGTAATGAGCATTGGTCAAGCATAGGATTAATTGGTAAATATAAGAATCGTATTATTTGGCGAAGATTAGGTTGGTCAAGGGATAGAGTATTTGAAGTAACTGTTACTGACCCTATAAAAGCCGTTATTGTTTCAGCAAATTTAAAAGCTAGTGTAGGAGAAAACTAATGTCTCAGAATAGCAATTTATGGGGAACAGGTGTTAATAATCCATACCCACAAACACCATTATTAGATGATGGCAATAAAATGCCGACTAGAGCTTGGCAACAATGGTTTTTAAATTTATTGAATTTTGGTTCAGCACCAACAGCAACAAAAGGTAGTGGAACATTACCGACAAATCCTGTAGGATTTATTAATGTAACTGTTAATGGTAAACCTTATAAAGTGCCTTATTACAATGTCTAACATTATTGATAATTCTTTAGAAAAAGTTAAGTTTAGACAAGACATTTTGTCTGTTCAAAACGGATTACAAGAAATGATTAAAAATGGTCAAATTGAATCAAAATTAGAAGATTGTATTGTTAAGCATTATTTTTCTCCTATTGATGAAAAATACGGATGTTGCACTTATGCTAGAGAAATGTTTATACCCAAAGATACTTTAATAATAGGTAAAATACATAAACATCAACATTTAAATATTATTTCAAAAGGTAAGGTAATTGTTTATACCGAATTTGGAGAAAAACATTTAGAAGCACCAATTACGTTTGTTTCTGAAATAGGTTTAAAGCGTTCAGTTTATGCTGTAGAAGATACTTTATGGACAACTATTCATTTAACTAAATTTGCAAATGAAAATGATTTAGATAAAATTGAAGATGAAGTAATATCGCCTAATTATGAAAACATGGGTTTAATTGATTCTGTCGATGCTTTATTAGAAAACAAAGGAAATATATTATGACTTGGGGAATGACTGCTATTGCTGGAGCTACTGTAGCTGGCTCATTAATTAGTGCTCAAGGTGCTAAGAGTGCTGCTCAAACTCAAGCTAATGCACAAGCAGCTGCACAAAATCAATTATTGCAAACAGGTGGTCAAGCAGCTAATTTGTATCAACCTTACCAAAATTTAGGCACAACATCATTAAATCAAATTAATGCAAGCATGCCTTATTTAACAAGCCAATTTAGTAATCAAGATTTAAATGCTAATTTAGCACCTAATTACGCTTTTCAATTACAACAAGGTCAAGGTGCAACAAATGCAGCTGCAAATGCTACAGGTGGAATGGTAAGTGGAAATGCTTTAAAAGGTTTACAAGATTACACACAAAACTTTGCAGCTAATGCTTATCAAAACGCATTTAATAACTACACAGCAAATCAAACTAATCTTTACAATCGTTTATCAGGATTAGCAGGAATAGGCTTACAAGGCACAACAGGTGCAGCCAATGCAATGATTGGAACAGGAACAAATGTAGCTAATTTAACAACAGGAATTGGTAATTCATTAGCTGCAGGTCAAATAGGTCAAGCAAACGCTTATGGTGGAGCATTAAATAATTTAGGTAATTTGGCTTATTTATCAAGTATAGGTCAAGGTCAAACAACACCTAGTGGTGGTGGAGTAGCTCAAATTGGTAGTGGAACAGAATATGCAACACCAAGTTCTAATATGCTTTCACCAACATATCAAGGATAAATTATGGCAGAAGTTCAAAAAGCTGATACAAGTATATTTGGCAATTTACAAGCACCTAAAGGTATGTCTTTATCTGAAATGTTGGGTGTTCAAAAGTCGCAATATGAATTATCTAAGTTAAAAGAATTGTATCCAGCGATGATTTCAAAGGAACAAGCTCTTTCAAAAACTGCAGGAATTGAATCAGAAAAAGCTGGTTTTGGTTTACAAAGAGAATCTCAATTAAATGATGAGCGTAAAGCAATACAAGCATTTATGTCAGACCCTAGAAATTGGCAAAATGATAAAGGTGAAACTGACATTAATAAGGTAAATTCTGTTTTACCAGCGATAGCACCTTTAAGCGGAACTGAACACGCAACAAAATTAACTACTTTAGCAAACAATCACACAACGGCTGAAAATGCTAAAGTAAATATGACGCAAAATGAAAAATCAGTTATTGCTTCTGTTTATGGAGCATTAGGTCGTGCAGGTGTAAATGACCCTAAAGCATATCTTGATGCATTAAATAGTTTAAAAAAACAATATCCTGATAATAAAAACATACAACAATTTGTTGATGCAAGTATTAGTTCATTAGGTTTAATGGGTGATAAACCCAATCCAAATATTTCTAAAACAGCTATTCAGGCTTCTGAACAATTACTTACACCTCCACAACAATTAGAAGCATTTGCTCCTAAAGTTGGATTACAAAATGTTGGTGGTCTTAATGTTCAAACAACTACACAACCATCAGTCGGTGGTAATGCTCCTACGGCTACTTATGGATTGCCTGTTATTGGTGGCGAACAACCTGCACCATCAAATGCACCACTAAATGCACCATCAAATGCACCAACTGAAACTAAAGAACCATTATTTATTGAAAGATTCCCAAAAAGACCTGAAACATATCCTCCACAAATATCTGAATTAGAAAAACCAAGTTATGAAGAAGGATTAGTTTTAAGACAAAAATCTTCTGATATTGCTTCTGATTCTTCTAATTTATTAACTTCTATTCGTGCAGCAAGAAAATCAATAAAAGAAAGTTCAGGAACAGCAATAGGTCAAGGTTTAAGAAGTGCAAAACAAATATTTATAGCTAACCCTGAATTAGAAACTTTAGTTAAAAACGCTGCTGATATACAAGCTCGTCAAGGTGCTATTTTAGGAGCTAAAACAGATTCATCAAGAGAAACTATTTCTCAAACATCACCTAATGCAAATTTAAGTGAAAAAGGTTTAGAAAAGATTTTAGAAAGAATTGAAGCTGATACTGTTAATAATATGAAATTCAATAAAGGTTTAAATGCTTATATTGATAAAAAAGGTAATGTTAATGGCCATTTAAATGCTTCTAGTTTTAAAAATGCTTGGACTAATAATTTTGATGCTGACGTATTTAAATATCAAAATATTGTTAATTCTGATATGTCCAAAGAAGAAAAAGCAAAAGCTAAAAAAGAATTATTGCAAGGTAAAGATTTAACAAAATTTGAAAAGAATTTAAAAAATCTTCATCGATTAGAACGAGGTGAAAACTAATGGCTGAATTTGCTGAACCTGATGTTCTTAGTGATTTTGCAGAATTTAAAAAGTCATTTAAGACACCTGAATTAAACCCAGAATTGGCGGCTCGTTTAGAACAAGCTAAAACAGCTTATAAAGAAAAATATGGTAAAGATTTACCTATTACAAGCCAAGTAAGAACACGAAAAGAACAACAAGATTTATATAACAGATATAAGCGTGGAGAAAAGGGGATTTATATACCAACTAATCCTGCTGATTATCCTAATCAAGAATATTTCCATACTGATGCTGCTGATATATCTACAGAAGTTCCTGATGATTTTTTAAAGCAATTCGGATTGCATAGACCATCAGGAAAGAAAGACCCTGTTCATACAGTTATTGACCCTAGTTATAAACCTGTTTTAACTGAACCTAAAGTTTATACTGAACCTGATGTTTTAAGTGAGTTTCAACAAGATAAAAGTAGTTTATTTAATGCTCCACAAGAACAAGAATACAAACATGGCTTTTATAACCCTAATTTAGTTGCTCAAGGCGAAAAAGCAAGACAAGCTGGTGGGGGTAATTTAGAACCTATAGTTTCTGATATATCTAATGTCTTAGGGCAAATGTCTTGGGAAGATTGGAAAAAGAACGCAATAACAGCTAATATGTTGAAATATGGTGTAGGTGGTATGCCTATTATTGGCGATGAGCAAATGAAAGAAGAAGCTCGTCAAAAGTTAATAGAAGCTGGTAAAGGTATGTATCAAACACTTATACATCCTATAGAGACTTTAACGGCATTATCAGAACAACAACCAGGACAAGTATTAGGGGAAATGATTAAAGGTGGAGTATATGACGCACCTTTAACTGTTGCAGGAGAACCAATAGTTGCAGGAGTTAAACCTGTATTAAAAGCCACAGGAAAGGCATTACAACCGATTGCTGAGACTGTAGCTGAAACAGTAGCACCTGCTCAAGAAGCCTTCCAAAGGCTTAAAAATAAGCCTACAGTAACTATTGAAGGTGCAAATTATCAACCTGAAATTATGACAGGTGGTGGTGCAGCAAATGTTACTAAACAAAATCAAATTAATGCTTTAGTACCTGATTTAAGTTCTGAAACACAAAACGTCATTCGTAATGTTTCACCTGAAAAAATAAATTTACCAGCATTAGAAACTAAAGCTCTTGAAGAAAAACATGGAATAGATTTATCTCAAGGTCAACGCACAGGTTCAGCAAGATATGCTGATGAATGGAACAGGCGAACAACTGATGAAAGATTGCAAAATTTATTTAGCAAACAACCATCACAATTTCAAATAGCATTTGATAAATTATTAGATAAACACGCTTCTGATATTGGAGAATTAACTAAAGAAAATATTGGTCAAACACAAATTAATGCTTTAGCAGCTAAAGACAAAATACGTCTAGATAATATTAAACAAGCATATCAAGATTTAGAAACAGCCAATGGTGGTCAATTACCCATTGATATATCTCAATTAAACAATAACATTAATAGTGCCTTAGCAAAAAAATTAAAAACAAATGTTTACGAAGATAAATTGTCAACAATTAAAAAAGATATTGATGGATTAATTAAAAATGGTCAAATGACATTTGAAGATTATGAAAATTTAAGGTCAAATTTATCAGATGAAATGCGTACAAATCAAAGTGGTTCAGCAAAAGCTGCTGCTTATATTATTAGAGAACAATTAGAAAATTTACCTATATTTGGTGCTGAAGGTGGAAGTCCACAAGCTATGCAATTAAAAGCATTAGCTGATAAAGCAAGAAGTTTATATTCTGAACGTCAAAATATCATTAAAACAAATCCAGCATATAAAGCAGCAATTAAAGAAGCTACAGATATTGCTGAAGCTGAATCAATCGAAAGTTTAAACGCAGCTAAGTTTCACGATAAATTTGTTACAAATGGAACTCCTGAAGTAACACGAAGAATGATTGAAGAAATTAAAGATAATCCTAATGCTTTAAAAGCAATTAGAGCTGGGGATATTATTAATGCTAGAGATGCTTTAGTTCCTAATACACAAACTCCACAATTAAGACCTGATATGTATAATAAATATTTAAGGTCGCAATCATCTAAAACAAAATATGTGCATGATGCTGAATCAGCACAAGATTTATTAGATTTAGGAATTTTGTCAGGAAAAGTTGCACAACCAAAAGATAAAGCATTTAATTATTCTAATAGTTACTCAGCATATTTAGGTGATTTATTAAAAGAAGGATTGTCTTTAAAAGGTCAAATGGCTTTAGCAAAAGCAACAGGTGGAGCTTCAATACCTGTCGTTGGTGCTGGTAAAGAAATTATGGAACGATTAAATAAAAGTAAATTTGTTAATGAAACTTTAAATCCACACGCTGGAATTGTTCAAGAAAAATAGGAAAATAATATGGCAACTGTAAATCTTTCACCTTTATTTAATGGTGTAACCAATTTTGATAGCACAGGAGCTATATTGGCAGGTGGGTTGTTATATACCTATCAAGCAGGTAGTTCAACTCCATTAGCAACTTATACAACTGTTAATGGAACGATTGCTAATGCTAATCCTATTATTTTAGGTGCTGATGGCAAACTTCCACAAGAAATGTGGTTGATTTATGGATACTCCTATAAATTCGTTTTAGAAACGGCTAATAGCGTCTTGGTGAATACTTATGACAATATTGCAGGCTCACTATCAACTATACCTTCAACGACTCCTAGCGTTCCTAGTGGTTGTATTTTAATATGGTCAGGTTCAGTCGGTTCTATTCCAAGTGGTTTTGTTATTTGTGATGGTAATAATGGAACACCTGACCTTAGAAACTCATTTATTTTAGGTGCAGGCAATTCTTACACAGTAGGTCAAACAGGTGGTTCAACTGATGCTATTGTTGTAAGCCATACTCATGCAGCGACTTCTACTGTTACTGACCCAACTCACCAACATTTAGCATTAGACCCTGCTGGTGGAACTGCACAAAATGCTGCTGTAGGAAACAATCCTGGACTTTTTGCAGCAGTATATGGTTCAACTGCAAATTTAACTTACAAAACTGGTTTTGCATCAACTAATATTTCTGTAGCAACATCTAACGCACCAGCAGGTACAAGTGGCACAAATGCAAATATGCCTCCTTATTATGCACTTGCATATATTATGAAGACTTAATATGGATATAGAAAATATAGTTATCGAAACGGATAAGCGTTTAAATGCTCACGAGCAAGTATGTGCTGAAAGATATAAAGGCATATTAGAATCATTTGATAAAGGTTCTAAACGTATGCAACGTATTGAGTATCTTTTATATGCTGTAATTGCTTCTGTTTTCTTTGGTAAAGACATGATTGTCGATATTGTTCAACATTTAATATCAAAATGAAATGGTTAATCCAATTGCTGAAGGTGCAAGCTCTCTAGCAGATAGTTTGGAACAAACTAGGCAAGCTGGAAAGAAA